ATATACTTTCATAGTTTAAAATAGCGTATTCTTCTAATTCTAACCCCCTTTCCATATAAAAATTTGTAGGCTGGTATTCACTTTGGCATGTATGCAACTCTGCTAAATTTTCATAGATAACATCGATATATTGTGAAGATAGTTTGCCTGTTTTTGTTAATATTTTAGAAAAATTACTGGCGGTTAGCTTGCCTTTTCTAATCTCGTTCCATTCTTCACTTTTTTGCTCTATTTTATGTACTATCATTTTTATAACTCCCTTGTTTTAATTCATATATAATTTAACATAATAATAATTTATTATCAACCATTATATTGTTAAATTGTTACCAAGATTCTAGCTTAGTATTGGTATCATTGAATTCTGTTAAATTGTTATTGTAACAATAAATTAAATCTGCATTCGGAACGTTTAATTCTGTTAAATTGTTATTGTAACAATAAATTCTTTCAGCATTAGGGGCGTTTAATTCTGTTAATTTGTTATGACGGCAATCAATTATTTTAGCATTAGGGGCGTTTAATTCTGTTAATTTATTATAAGAACAATAAATTCTTTTGGCATTAGGGGCGTTTAATTCTGTTAATTTGTTATTACAGCAATAAATTCTTTCAACATTAGGTGCGTTTAATTCTGTTAAATTGTTATAAGAACAATAAATTACTTTAGCATTAGGGGCGTTTAATTCTGTTAATTTGTTATGACGGCAATCAATTATCTCAGCCTTAGTAGCGTTTAATTCTGTTAATTTGTTATGACGGCAATCAATTATCTCAGCCTTAGTAGCGTTTAATTCTGTTAATTTGTTATTCCAGCAATAAATTTCTTTAGCGTTCGGGGCATTTAATTCTGTTAAATTGTTATAAGAACAATAAATTACTTTAGCATTAGGGGCATTTAATTCTGTTAAATTGTTATAAGAACAATCAATTCCTTTAGCGTTCGGGGCATTTAATTCTGTTAAATTGTTATTCCAACAAAAAATTCCTTTAGCATTAGGGGCGTTTAATTCTGTTAATTTGTTATTGTAGCAAGAAATTCTTTTAGCATTAGGAGCGTTTAATTCCGTTAAATTGTTATTTTGGCAATAAATCGCATCAGAATTAGGAGCGTTTAATTTTTTTATTTTTTTATTTAAAATAGAATCTAATCTTAATTCCCCCTCATCAAAAATAGTTAATGTGTCTTTTTCTATAATATAGTTATACTTGTTTAATTCTTTCATAAAATTTCACCTATTTGCTTTTCGCTTCTTTATCAAGTTTTTCTTTTAATATATTTTTTTCATATGATAATTCTATTCGATATTCTTGCGGAATATCGTTACTCCATAATTCCTTTAACTCTTCTATAGAATTAGATTTTTGCATTTTTTCTAGATATTCTCTTTTTTTATCTTCATTTACATGTTGTTTTTCTTTTTTTTTTTAATTTTCATGTTTATTTGTCGCATCACTGTCTTTTGCATCATCGATAGCAAAAAGGCCGTTTAATGCGTATTTTCTTGCATATGATGACGTTGAACCAGTTATTTGACTTGCGTCCATCTTTTTTTTTGATTCTTCCTCCCTTGCATATGCATGTACCTCTAAAAAAGTACCTGTATTTGATGAAATATCATATACACTAATTGTTGATTTAACATAATGCCTACCATGATAATATTCAATATCATCTGAAATTAAGATAAATAATCCATTTTCAAAAAGAAGTGGTTTGACATCTTCTAGGATATCCTCACATGATCTATATTTATATTCACCAAATGAATTATACCTCTTTTTTTTAGATTTTAACTCTGATTGAACCTTTTGTAGTTTTCTTAATAATTCTTTCATTATATTTACTCCCTTGTTTTTTAATGAATTTATAATATATGTAATAAATAAAAAAGTCAACCGTTTTTTATTTATATTAATACATTGTAATTCACAATTGTTTATTGTATAGTATTGTTAATAACTAAAACAGGAGTATAAAAAATGGAATTATTAACAATAAAAGAATTAGAGAAAAAAATAAAATACAAGAATACAACAATCTACAAATTCATAAAATTCGGTATGCCAGTTTTTAGAATGGGCGGAAAAAATCTTTTTGAATTAGATTCGGTAATGAATTGGCTAAGAGAATATTCTAAAAAACGGGGGTAAATATGGAGGGTTATATAAAACTTCATCGATCATTATTAGATCATCATTTAATGACAAATCAATCATATTTTTTAGTATTTATTCAGATTTTACTTAGATGTAATCATAAAGATAAGAGTATCATTATCAATAATCAAAAAACATTGATAAAAAGGGGGTCTTTTTATACTTCTCTTAGTAAATTATCAGAGCAAATTAATATTCATAGATCGACAATCACACGTGCAATAAAATTTTTACAAAATGATTCAATGATCGAAACGATAGCGATCGGAAAAGGAACGTTAATTTCGTGCGTAAATTATGATAAATATCAAGAATCAAGAAACGATAGCGAAACGATAGCGAAACGATGGCGAAACGATAGTGAAACGATAGCGCGCACAAACAATAATGATAAGAATGATAATAATATAAAGAAAAAAGATATTAATAAATTAATATCTAAAAAAGAAAGTGATAAAAATGAGCAATTTAATATTTTTGAAAGTATCGATAAAAAGAAAAAGTTTGTTAAGCCTGAAATTAATGATATTTTTAAAGAAATATCTAAATATGCATTTTCTAAGAGTCTAAATGTTAATGAGAGGGCTTTATTTTTGCAGTCAGAGCAATTTTTCAACTATTATGAATCTAACGGGTGGAAAGTTGCAGGAAAGCCAATGAAGAGCTGGGTAGCGGCCTCTAGGAATTGGCTATTAAGGTACAGTGAGAATAATTACAATAAAATCGTTAATAAAAAAAATAACGAACAATACGAAACAGAATCTGTGAATGAGATATATGAGTTTGTTAATGAATTACAGAAAAGAGGGTAAATATGAGTAAAGAATTGATCTCAGCATTAAATTCAATGTTTAGAGCGTATGAAAAAGATCCATTGAACAAAGATAAAGAAATGTTTAAATCTTATATAGATTTTTTGATTGATGAAGAAATACAAAATGTTGTAAAATCAATTAGATATTTAGTTAAAAATAATGATAGTCAATATATGCCAAGACCAAGTAATATCATTAAACATGCTAATAGATATAATTTAAGTGAAGATGACGAAAAAGAAATTAAATTTCAATCTTTTTTAGAACGATTCAAAAAGCAATACACTGGTTTTGTTGTAGATGACGACGTTGCCTTAGTTTTAAAAAAAATTGGGCGTGATTTACGTTTTGAAACTACAAAAGAGTTTAGTTTTACATTGAAAGAAGTTCGTAAAATATGGGAGTTTTATTTGTTTTATAATAAAGATAAAAATATACAATTACTAGAAAATAATAGTATAAAATTACTAGATTAAATGATTTTAACAAATATAAATATATTGAAAGTTGTACATATTTTAACTCAACTAGCTAACAAAATGGTTTCGGAATCCGAAGATATAGAACCAGAAATAGCAAATGTTATTAGTGAAAAAATATGGGAAATTATGTAAAAAACTTTGATGATGTAAGGAAATTCTTACCACAATTTCTATCAAAAGAATCCTAAGATGAGATTTTCATGGAGTTATGTAAATGAGTTTAAAATTCCATTGGAAACCATTTAGAACATATGCTCGATATGGTCAAAATTAAATTATATAAGAAAGGTATTTAAATGAGTTCAAAATGTTGCGATGCAAAAACGAAAAAAACAAAAAAAGGTAAGATGATTTGTATAGCTTGTCAGAAAGAGTGTGAGAGAAGATGACCAAAGATCAACTAATAGCTAAACAACAACTTCAAATCGAAGAATACAAAGAAATGCTTAAAAAAAATACTGAGATACAAGCTTTTACAAGTTCAAATAGTCCTGATACAGGATTTTATTCAGAATGTATGACATTAAGAGATTGGTTTGCTGGTATGGCTTTAAAAGGAATGCTTTCTAATCCAGCAACTGAGTTATTTAGTGACGGGAAAAGGGTTCATTCAGAAGAAGCTTACGCAATTGCTTCGTATAGAGTTTCCGATGCCATGCTTTCTGAGCGCGATAATACTAATAATTAACAATGTTTGTGATAACCCCGATCCCCCAAACCGGTCGAATTCGACCCCTTTGGAATTAAAGATAGCATGACAACGAATTGCTGTGGAGAGCCGCCAGTTTATGAAGATAAAAAAGCGATTGTGGCAGTTCCAGAACTTTTAGATGTGTACAAAAAAGCAAAAGATGCAATTGATGAACTAGATGATGCTATAAATGATATGGAGCTAGAAGATAAGATTTGTATTTATGAGTTAAAGGCCGCTATTAAATACCTTGAAAAACGTCATTACATAAATATAAAATCAATGCCTATCGATTGATAGTTATCTTCTGTGAAAAATGATACGTAATTATTCCTACCTTGTATTTTATTTGAAAATGATGTAGAGAAAAATATACCTAAATTATTTGTTATGTAATAAGTGGTTTTGTTTCTAAATGTGTTAATAAAATGATTGTATTTTAATAATGATTTTCTATTTGATGTAAAACCAGTATTTAGTGTAAATTCAGATTTAAA